CATAGTCACGTCAATTTCCAAAGCCTTGCGTCAGATCGTGCTGCTTACCGTTTGGGTGATCAGTTTGACCAAGACGTACTTGGTTACTTGACAGGCTTTAAACAGTCTGCACTACACGGTACACCCGATACTGTAAACACAACTGTTAATGGTAGTGTTGCTGTATCTACTGCAGGTACTGACGAACTGTTGTCTTCAATGAAAATTGATGCAGCAGACTTCGGTGGTTCAGCAGGTGATGCTTTGGCACTGCAGCCACGTACAGGTGGAGCAACTGACTCAACTCCTGCCGTTGGTGATACTTTCCCACTGACAGTTATTGCACGTATGTCACGTCTGTTGGATCAACAGAATGTGGATACTCAAGGCCGTTGGTTGGTAGTAGATCCTGTGTTTATGGAGTTGTTGAAAGACGAAGACTCACGTTTGTTTAACGCTGACTTTGGTGGTTCTGGATTGCAGAATGGTCAAATCGGAACAAACATTCATGGTTTCCGTGTATACACTTCAAACAATTTGCCATCAGTAGGTACAGGTCCGTCCTTTACTGGAACGAACTCTGCTGTCAACTATGGTATGATTGTTGCTGGTCATGATTCAGCCGTTGCAACTGCAGAGCAGATCAACAAAACTGAAACTTATCGTGACCCAGATTCATTCGCTGACATTGTTCGTGGTATGCATCTATATGGTCGCAAGATTCTTCGTCCAGAAGCTCTTGTGAACGCTAAGTATCACTTGGCATAAGGGAGGATTGAAACATGGCTAACATTACTTCACTTCTAAAGGCAGCGTCTGGTAATTCTCAGCGTGGTCGTAACCCTTACATGGTCGAGAACACTCTTGACATCGTAGCTACAACTATTGATCCGTCTTCTGCGGATTCAGTTCAAGCTATCACTATTCCTGCTGGTCACAAAGTTATGGCTTGTGGTCTTGAAGTTGTTGAATCAGCAACTATGAACACAGGTACAGATGCTACAGTAACTGTAGGTTTTGTAGGTGGTGATGTTGACGAGTTTGTTGCATCATTTGACATCGACGGTGCTGCTGATGGTGCTTACGCCCCAAGTGTATCCATTACTGGCGACACTGTATCTGCATCTGATGATACCATTGATGTAATCTTTGGTGGGGCAGGTGCTTCATTTACTGCAGGTAAACTTCGTGTTTATGCGGTAATGATGGACGTAAGTTCACAAGGTGACACTGCTGCTAATGAAGTAGATCGTGACGCACTTGCGTAACTAATATATAAGTGGGCTGCTTAAATGTGGCCCACTTACTTTTGTATAAAGGATCTAAAACATGGCTATTACAACAGCAATGTGTACAAGTTTCAAGTCAGAGCTACTTGGTGGTGTCCATGATTTAGACACTGACAGCATTAAGCTTGCGTTGATTAAGGCTTCACCTACAGGTACATACAGTGCAGCTACAACTAATTACAGTGACGTGACAGGTAACTCTGATGAGTCATCTGGTACGAACTATACTGCTGGTGGTAACGTACTTGACAGTGCAACTATTTCAGTAAGTGGAACAACAGCTATTGTAGACTTTGCAGATGAAACGTTTGCAGATGTAACTACTTCAGCAGATGGATGTATTATTTATAATGCAGGTCAAGCAAATAAAGCTATTGCAGTAATTGACTTTGGTGGTACAGTAAGTGCTACTGCAGGTGATTTAACTATTGAGTTCCCTGCTGCAGGAGCAAGTACAGCAATCATTCGTATTGCATAAAGGATAAACAGTTATGGCTGTTACCGTCAACGCTGCAGTATATGGTGTAGCTGTCTATGGTACAGCACGTTACGGTAAAGTTATTGTTAGTAACTTAGATCAAGTTACAACAACAGCTAATACCAATACAGTAACTGTAAATGTAGTACAACCTATTTCAGGTGTAGTAGGCACAACAGCAGTAGAACCTGTAAGTGCTGGTGGCTTTGAGATAGATGTTACGGAGCGTATTACTGATAGTACTCTTGGTAGCACTGCTCTAGGTACGATACAAGTTAATACTGCTGCTGGTCTTACGGGTGTTGTAGGTACTGGTGCAGTAGGAGCCTTAGAGCACAGCAACACAGTTACACTTACAGGTGTTGTAGGTACAGGCCAAGTAAATATAGTAGAAGAGAAACCTACTGAAGTACTTGAGAGTGTAAGCGCTACAGGTCAAGTAAACACAGTACAACCTAACACTGCTGCAGGTTTAACTGGTGTAAGTGCAACTGGTGCAGTAGGCACTGTAGTAGAGAATACATCTGAGGCTATAGCTTCTGTATCAGCTACAGGTCAGATAGGTACACTAGCACTTAGCAATACTGTAACTCTTGTAGGCGTTCTAGGTACTACTGCATTAGGTCAAATAGAATATGGCTCTGAAGTATATCCTACAGGTGTAAGTGCTACAGGTCAGGTAGGTACAGTAACAGCTACAGGTATTATATTTGACTTTGATGCCTTTAAGGAACAGTACAGTAGACGTAGAACTATTTATATAGCGAGGGCTGCATAAATGTCTACATCAGCAGAAAGAACAGCTAGAGTACCTCAAGAGAATAGATTAATATTTATTGAACGTGGTACTACAACAAAAGATAGAACGGTACGTATTCCCCAACAGATAAGAATAGTTTTTATAGAAAGACAATCTACTGCAGCGGAACGTACTGTATTTGCAACTGAGGATTAAGCATGAGCTTTAGATGGCCTAATAAAGATCCAGATGAAACGTTAGACTATAGTGTAGACTGGTCACGTTTCTTAGGTAGTGCAACTATAGCGAGTGCTATTTGGTCAGTTAAGACTACATCGTACACTACAAAGACTACCTTAGCTGCAGGGCAAGATTTAAATACTGCATCAAGTGGTGCGAGTACAGATACTATTCAGAATACTGCACAGTCTAATACTAATACCGTAGCTACAATTAATATAGCTGGTGGTACAAATAATGAAGAGTATACTTTCTTCTGTACTATGACTGACAGTACAGGTAGTATTGCTGAAAGAAGTATTAAGCTTCGGGTAAGGGAACGTTAAATGGCTTATGATTATCTTGGTCTAGTAAATGACGTAAACCGTAGACTTAATGAGGTGGAGCTTACATCAAGTAACTTTGCTGCTGCTACTGGTGAGTACAGTATGATTAAAGATGCAGTAAACTCTGCTATTCGTTATATTAATCAACACGAATATGAATGGCCTTTTAATCATGTAGAAACAGAAGAGACACTAACTGCAGGTACAATACGTTATGCTTATCCTGCAGATGCTAAGACACTTGATATGGATAGTTTTCGTATTAAACGTAATACTACTTTTAACAACTCAACTAAAAGACTTCGTTTAATTTCTTACGAAGAGTATTTAGATAAGTATGTAGACTATGAGTATGATACAGATACAAGTATTAGGACTTTACCTGAGTATGTTTTTAGAACTCCTAACCAAGAGTTTGGACTTGTAGCTCCCCCAGATAATGCTTACGAATTAGTTTATGAATATTATAGATTACCTGTAGATCTTATTAATGCTACAGATGTACCCTCAGTACCAGAGCAGTTTAGGTACATGATTACTAACGGTGCAATGCACTTTGCTTACATGTTTAGGGGTGAGGGTCAAGAAGCTGCAATGATTCAACAACGCTTTGATAGTGAAATAAAACAGTTACGTAGTCTTTATATAAACCGTTATGACTATTTAAGATCAACTGTAATAAATCAAACAAACTCTTCTTATAACACTATTAGGGTTTCTTAATACATGCCATCAACTCGTCAAACATACCCTATAGAATTTAAGGGTGGACTTGTTACTAATATGAGTCCATTGCAACAAGGTATTAACGCACCGGGATCTGCAAGAACTCTTAGAAACTTTGAGCCATCTATTGAGGGTGGTTACAGACGTATCTTAGGTTATACTAAATATAATAGTAGTATTATCCCACCATACGGTGCTCCTGTTGTACACGGTGCTAGTCAGTCTGGTACTACACTTATTATAGGTAATATACACCAGACACCAGAAGCAGGTGATACACTTACAGTAGTTGGGATTACAGGTACATACACTATTGCATCTGGTGGTGTATCATATGATGCTACAAATAACAGAGCTACATTAACCCTTACAGGTGCTTTAGCTAGTTCTCCTGCTAATGCTGCAGCAGTTACATTTGCTACCACAACAAGTAATTATCTTGCACTTGGTTGTGGCGTATTTTTAGATAGAGTTATTGTTGCAAAAAATGATGATTTATTTAAAGTATCTTCTAGTTCTATAACACATATTAATGTACCTAACTACGGTACAGTACTTGTAAATGGTGCATCACAAACTGGTTCAAGTCTTATTGTTGATGGTTTAACTGCAGCACCTCAAGCAGGTGATATATTTAAAGTAGCAGGTATAGATAAAGTATATACTGTAACTGCAGATGCAACTGTAAGCTCTGGTGGAGCTACTGTAGCAATAAACCCTGCATTAGCTTCTAGTCCTGCTGATAATGCAGCTATTACATTCTTAGCTACAGAGAGAGCGCTGGGCGGTGTAAATAGATTTACTAGGTATAACTTTAGCGGTACACCTGAAGTTATGGTAGTAGACGGTACTAACAAACCGTATAAGTATAACGGTACAACTTTTACTGAACTTACCGCTGCACCAAGTGATGTAGATGCAGCAGACCACGTAGTAGCTTTTAAAAGCCAGATGTTCTTCGGTAAGGGTAGTACTTTAAGTTTTACTGCACCGTTTACTGATAATGACTTTACTGCAGCTAATGGTGCTGGTGTTATAAATGTTACGGATGACATTACAGGTTTAATAGTTTTCCGTGAACAGTTAATTATATTTAGTCGTGGTAAAATACATAGACTTGTAGGTAATACAATAGCTGACTTTCAGTTACAACCTATATCACTAGACATTGGTTGTATTAAAGAAGATACTATTCAAGAGGTTGGCGGTGATATTGCATTTGTTGGTCCTGATGGTATTAGACTACTAAGTGCAACTGATCGTATTGGTGACTTTGGTTTAGCTGTTGCGTCAAGACCTATACAGAGCGAAACAAATCAACTGTTTAGTTCTAATACTAAATTTAGCTCTTGTGTAATCAGAAAGAAAAACCAGTACAGGTTATTCGGTTACGCTGCAGCTATTAGTGAAGACTCAGCACAAGGTATACTTGGTACACAGTTTGCTGATCAAACATCACAAGGTATGGCGTGGGCTGAAACTAGAGGTATACGTTCTTATGTAGCTGATAGTGTATTCTCTACTGACGATGCAGATGAAGTAATTATATTTGCTAATAGTGACGGTTACGTGTATCGCATGGAGAGTGGTAACAGTTTTGATACTGCAAATATCTTAGCTACATTTAGTACACCTTTCTTTGCTATGGGTGATCCACGTATAAGAAAGACTATGTATAAGCTGTCTACTTACATTGATCCTGAAGGTTCAGTAGATGGTAACGCAACGTTAAAGTTTGACTTTGATGAACCTAATAAGATACAGCCTACATCTGTAGGTATAGCTAATACAACAGCTACTGTTGCGTTTTACGGTGTGTCAAGCTTTGGTTCAGGTAGTTACGGTGGTAAGCTTGTATCGGTGTTTAATAATCAAGTTGTAGGTTCAGGTTTTGTTGTATCAATACAATATATCTTTGAGGGAACAGATCCACCGTTTTCACTAGACGCAGCTACGTTAGAGTTTGCAGCGCACGACAGGCAATAAGGAAGAGAGTAAGTTATGGGAACAGGTTACACACGTAACGATACAGCAAACAATATTGCTGACGGAAACATTATTAATGCGTCTGACCTTGACGGTGAGTTTGACGCAGTACAATCAGCGTTTAACAATTCATCAGGCCATACACACGATGGCACTGCAGGTGAGGGTGCGCCTATTGAAACGATTGGCCCTAGCCAAGACGTTGTAGCTACAGCTTCCGTACTACGCCCTAAGACTGACAATACAGTTGACCTTGGTACAACTTCCTTAGAGTATAAAGATCTCTTCCTTGATGGCACAGCCCATATAGATACTCTTGATGTTGACGAGAACGCAAGCATTACAGGTACGCTAGGTGTAACTGGTACAACGACTCTTGGTACAGCTAATATCACAACGGGTACTATCACAACTGCTGACATTAACGGTGGTAACATTGATGGTACAATTATTGGTGCATCTTCTGCAGCAGCAATTACAGGTACAACTATTACAGGTACTAGCTTTGTAACCTCTGGTGATATGACCTTTGGTGACAACGACAAGGCTGTGTTTGGCGCTGGCTCTGACCTACAGATTTATCATGATGGGTCGAATAGTTATATTGATGAAGCTGCGGCTGGCGATTTATATATTCGTGCTTTTGATAGACTGAAGCTAAACAACTACACTGATAACGCAGCTATGTTAAATGCTAAGTCTGGTGCAGAAGTTGAGTTGTATTACAATGGTGGGCTAAAACTCGCCACCACCAGCACAGGTGTAGACATCACTGGAAATGTTACATTCGCTGATAATGGTAAAGCCATCTTTGGTGCTGGGTCTGACCTACAGATTTATCATAATCCTACTGGCTCGCACAGTTATATTACAGAAAGCGGTGGCGGTAGCCTTTATATACAAGGTACAGAACTTAACTTAACAAATTCGGCAGGTACTTCAACATATGCTAACTTTGTAGATGGCGGTGCTGCTTTTATTAGACACGCAGGTTCAACAAAACTCGCCACCACCAGCACAGGTGTAGACATCACTGGGACTTTGACCAGCGATGGGCTGACTGTTTCTCAAGAAAACCCTAAAATTACCATTACAGATACAGGCACTGGTGCTGACCATGAGCTTAATGGTGCTTCAAGTATTGGCAATCTTACATTAAACTTTGATAAAAATGATGACGGGTCTTCACCTTATTTCTATATTCAGCATGCTGGTAATAAGTTGGCTGCCTTTCGTAAGGGCGGCGACATCAGCTTCTACGAGGACACAGGCACCACTGCAAAGTTCTTCTGGGATGCGAGTGCGGAGAGCTTGGGGATTGGGACGAGTTCGATACAGTCTAATGTAAAAATGCAAATAGTAGGTGAAGATGGTTCTTCTGGTGCATCTGCCAACGTTGCTGCAAATGAACTGTTTGTGGACAACAACGGAAATGCAGGTGTTACAGTTGGCACATCCAACACTGGAGTGGGGTATTATGCCTTTGCTGATAGTGATGTGGCATTGCGAGGCGGCATCTTTTACAACCACACAGATGATGCAATGGGTTTCCGTGTTTTATCCGAAGAAGCCATGCGCATCGACAGCAGCGGTCGGGTTGGAATTGGCCGAACACCAACTTCAAATTTGCTTGAGGTTGCGGACACAATAAAACTTACAAATTTAGGAACTGGCGAAGGTTTTATTGGATATAACACAAACGGCCAAAAACTTAGCATAACAGCAACAGATGCAGTTGGCGCAGGTATGAAGTTTGAGGTTGGTTCATCCGAAGCCATGCGCATCGACAGCAGCGGTAACTTGCTTGTGGGTAAGACGAGTGCAGATAACACCACGCAAGGCATACGTTTGTTGGGTTCAGCAGGCTTTGCATCTTTTGTGAGAGCAGAGGCTGAACCTATTGTTGTTAATCGTTTAACGGATGATGGCGATCTAATTGAGTTCCGCAAAGACGGCGCACCTGTGGGGAGTATTGGGTCACTTGGTGGCGTTGCTTATATGAACTCTGGTGATGTTGGTTTTTCTCTTGATTGGGGCAGTGACCAAATAAAACCTCGTCAAGCTAATGGTGCTAATAGGGATGCTGCTATTGACTTAGGTGCTTCAGCTTCACGCTTCAAAGACCTCTACCTGTCTGGCACAGTAAACGCAGCTACCTTAAACGTAGATGGCGGCACGATTAAGCTGGATGGGAATTATCCTACTGGTACAAACAACGTGGCGTTGGGTAATGCTGCTCTTGATGATGGCTCTTTGAGTGGTGGTTATAATGTAGCTATTGGAGTAAATACTTTTACCAACAATACATCTGGGCAACTTGGAACTGCTGTTGGAAATGATGCGCTTTTTGCAAACACCACAGGTAGCTATAACACAGGTGTAGGTGGTCAAAGCCTTGGTTTAAACACTACAGGTTCAAGTAACGTAGGCGTAGGGCGTCAGGCTCTATATAACAACACCACCGCCAGCGAAAACACAGCCGTTGGGTATCAGTCGCTTTATTCTAACCAAACAGGAGTAGAAAATTCCGCACTTGGCAGGGGGGCTTTGTATAATAACCTAAGCTCGTATAATACAAGTGTTGGTAGAAGCTCTATGTATAATAACACCACAGGCAATAGGAATGTTGCACTAGGTGTGCAAGCACTACTATCCAACACCACCGCCAGCAACAACACTGCGGTTGGGTATCAAGCTGCTCAAACCAATACTACAGGTTCTGCCCTTACGGCTATAGGTTATCAAGCCTTAGGAGCCAACACTACAGGCTCCAATAATACGGCAGTTGGGTATCAAGCTAACAGTAGTAACACAACAGGTATTTACAACGTATCACTGGGTTTACAAGCATTGTTGTATAATACAACAGGCGGTTCCAACACAGCACTAGGGTATCAGTCCCTACAGTCAAACAATGCTAGTCATAACGTGGCTGTTGGTCAGTTAGCGATGTTTACAAACACCACAGGCCAACAGAACACTGCCGTTGGCTCTTCCGCATTATACAGCAACACCACAGCTAATGGTCTAGTTGCTGTAGGTAGACGTGCCCTTGAAGGCAACACTACAGGCGCAAATAACAGTGCTCATGGTTATGAAGCATTAAAAGTTAATACTACAGGTGCAAATAACAGTGCTCATGGCTATGGCGCACTCCAAGCCAACACCACCGCAAGCAACAGCACCGCTGTTGGTTACAAAGCTCTTTACTCAAACACGACTACAACAGGTAACACAGCGATTGGTTATCAGGCACTGTTAAACAACACTGGGTCAAGCCGTCAGGTTGCTGTTGGTTATCGTGCAATGGAAAACGCAACAACAGCCCAAGAAAGTGTAGCTGTTGGATATGATGCTTTGCAGCAAGTCACATCAGGGCAGAACAACACTGCCATTGGATACAATTCCCTTGATGCTTTGACCACAAATTCAAACAACACTGCGGTTGGCGCAAGCTCAGGAACATTAGTAACGGGCCAAGGAAACACGTTTATTGGTTCAAGTTCTGGTCATGAAATGACCTCTGGCAACAAAAACACCATCCTTGGACGCTACTCAGGCAACCAAGGCGGCGTGGACATCCGCACCGCAAGCAACAACATCATACTGTCGGATGGGGATGGTAATCCTTTCTACTGGGGCAGAGGTAGCGGAACGCACGTTTACAGTTCTGAAACAGGTGCGGCAACTGCCTTTTGTTTCTGCAATTAACAGTACAAACACTAGCTCACAAATATTTAGAGGGTCTAATTCAGCCAGTAATATAAATGACGTTGGCGCTGACCAGTTTGTTGTTTTTGGTACAGGAAACGTACAAAACACAAACAATAGTTACGGTGCTATATCCGATCAAAAGCTGAAAGAAAATATTATTGATGTTGGATCGCAATGGGATGACATAAAAGCAATTAGAGTACGCAAGTACAGTTTGATTGCAGATTCTGAGACAACAGCAAATCGCCTTGGCGTTATTGCACAAGAACTAGAAGCAAGTGGTATGTCTGGTCTTGTTGAAGAGCATATGGATCTAGGCCCGAATGATGAAGATTTAGGGACAACAACTAAAGGAGTAAAGTATTCCGTTCTTTACATGAAAGCAGTCAAGGCACTGCAAGAGGCAATGGATCGCATTGAAACACTTGAAACTAAGGTTGCAACACTGGAAGGAAACTAAACAATGACTGATACACCAACCACAGAAGAAATCGCACAGCACTACACAGCAATGGGTCACTCTGTTGACTTGCTAAATGCTGGGCAACCAGAGGACATGGAAGATGCCGATTGGGCTGACACTGTGTCACGCAACGTAGAGCATCTGGAAATCATGGTTGCTAAAGACTTCTGGACTACAGAAGACATGACTGCTGCTAATGCAGCTATTGCGGCTAACGGAGGATAACGTGGCTATTACTTACACTTGGAGTATTCCAACAACAGAACGCACTTTAGCAGATGGTGGTGTGACAGTAGCACACTGGCGTTGCACAGGAGTAGAAGGTGACAACAGTGCATCTTCTTATGGTACAGCAAGTTTCACACCTGATGCATCAGCAGATGGCTTTGTAGCCTATGACAGTTTAACTGAAGCAAATGTACTTGCTTGGGTGTGGGGCCAAAGTGAAACATGGAAAGCTGATGTAGAAGCATCTATTGCATCTAAGATTGATGCACTAGCTAACCCAACATCTGAGGCGGGAGTGCCTTGGTAAATGTCTGAAGATAGCTGGCACCTTAGCAAGTCTGTACCGATTACACTAATCTTTGGCTTACTTGTTCAAGGGGCAGCTATCGTATGGACAGTTAGTATGATGATGTCTGACATAGAGAATAACAGAGAAGAAATCATCGTATTAGAAAAACGTATTGGACGCATAGAAGTGTCCGTACAAAACCAAGCAATATCACTTGCACGTATTGACGAAAACATAAAAGCAATAAGATCATCAGTAGAAAAGATGGCAAATGAATAACAATAAGGTTTGCCATAATGATAGAAGTATTAGCTTTAGCAGGTGCAGTTACTAAAATAGCTGGTGCAGTTAGTTCTGCAGTTAAAGCTGGTAGTGATATAGCAGACTTACTGCCTCACTTTGGTAAGCTTGCTAAATTAGAAGCTGACATAAGTATAGCTGAACAAGGTAGACACAAAGGCCCATTAGGTAGACTTACCTCATCTGAAGAAGAAGGCTTTGCTATAGCCCAAGCTAAGATGAAACACAAGGAAGCACAGAACGAATTACGTGAAGTGTGTAGATTATACGGACCACCAGGAATGTGGGACTTAGTAGTTAAGGAACAAGCTGCAGCTAGAGTTAGACAGAAAGAAGCACTAGAGGCACAAGCTAAAGCTAGAGACAAATTATTCTGGGGCATATCACTAACAATAGGTGTGCTATTATTCTTAGGTGGTACAGGTGCAATGATCTGGGGTCTTAACGAAGTAGTGAATGGATAGTATAAAAATGAAATTCAAAGGATTTAAACCACAAGCCATGCAGCGTATAGCTGGTACTCTAGGGTATCAGGGAGACATGTCTGGTTTTAACGATTATCTTAATCAAAATCCTGATAAAAAACAACAGATGAATATGTATCAACAAAAAGCTATGCAGATGTTACAAGGTGGTCTTGTTAAAATGCAAGAAGGTGGTCAGGTTCCTAATTTATACAATGCACCAAATTCTGCTTTAGGAACAGAAATAAAAGATAATACTGAATTAACATATCAACCTACTCTTGCATCTCAACCAAATATGTTACGTACAGATAGTTTACCTACTACAGGTACATCTATTTCGGAGGGAGTAGCTGCGCTTGGAAAGGCAAGTGGTTTTTTGGGAGCAGAAAATCAAACAATACCTACTCCAAAAACTTCATCTATTGCTTCTACTATTAGTGACCCACGTTTAGATCAAACACAGTTGTTAACGGATACAACTTTTGAAGTTGATCCAAAAGCTGATCTTAGAGGTGGGCCAATTAAACCTCTTACTACGGATTTAAGTAGTCTTTCTGTTGCTGATCAACCCAAAGAAACATTTGGTATATCCGCTACACCACCTGCACCTGATCCTGAAGTAGTAGCAAAAGAAAAAGCAAAAAGACGTAAACAATCCGATGAAGAGTACGCTGCAAAAATAGAAAAATTTGGACCTGTACAATTACCAAGTGCACCTGATCCAGTAACTGGAATAAGGGATTTTAAGTATAAAGGATTTGGTAATCCTGATGAAGCCTATCCTGTTCCTGTTAAAAGAAAACCTAACTACGATCCATCTACTATTAAAACAGATGCATATGGTCGTAAGGTAGCAAATATTATAAATGCAGATGGGACTATTGATACTAGTAATTTTATTAGTGTAGAATACGCAGATAAACTAGTAGATGAGGCATATGAAAAACAACTAGAAGATTATAATAAACTTAAAGAAACATTAGGTGAAAACTTTACTAAAAAACAAGCGTATAATCTTAAACGGACAGAAAATTTAAAAGCAACAAAAGAAAAATATGCTAATTTAGATCCCGATTATTTTGAATCTCAAGAATACTTTGAGTATTTAGAGTACGGACCTACAATAGGTGGTCAAGCTGTTACTTACTCACCTTATTTTGGTTTTGCTGGAAGTACTGCTATTGGTGCTCACGATATGCAGTATGAAAAATATCTAGAAAGAACTGGTAAAACAGATATGTTAGCTGGGGGAAGTTCTTATGTAGAACCTTCTGAAGACAATCCTTGGGGGATGAAAAAACCTAGTAATAAAAGTATAGCAGAAAGTAATCCTACAATGACGCCAAATCAAGCTAATACTACTATTGCCGATATTATGGCAGAAAGAGCACAAGCTCCTAGCTTACCTGCGGGTGCAACAGTACAACCTGTAGGAACTACAATAACATCTGATCAACTAATTGGGAGTACTACAGGTCAAGTAGGCGCTGCGCCAACAGTAAGCGGTGTAGCTACTGTAGATGCTGCAACTGCCGAAATGCCTGAAGGAATGGATGCAGCTTCTGTGACTGCAGTTACTGCTGCACCAAAGGTTGGCGAAGCTTTAGCTGGAATACAAGATGTAACAGGAACAGTATCTCCTCAAGCACAAGTTGAAGCTGCTCAAGGAACTATATCTCCTGATAGTTTAGCTAAAGCTGTAGGTGTAGATTCTAAATACATTCAAGAAGTGCAAGCAGGAACACGTACTGTATCTCAAAATGAAATTGCGAGTGCTGCTAAAGCACTAAACATTCCAATTGCTCAAGCACAAAAATTATTAAGTCCTGTAGTTACTGCTGATGCTGCTAAATTTAAAGACACTGCACCTCAAGTAACTGCAGTTACAGACTACGACACTGGTAAAATGGGTGTCGCTGAAGGTACAGTTAAACCTAATGAAATAGTTAAGGCTCAAGGTGTAGGACTTACAGCAGAACAATCCAATGCAGCTACTAGTAACTATGAATCAACTTTAGAATCTGCACGAGGTAAAGTAGCAGAAGGTGAAACTATTACCTCCCAAGATTATTATAATTTACCTGCTACAGACATTGCAAATATTCAAAAAACTGCAGTAGAAAAAGCAGCTAAAGCTTCTACTATACCTGAAGCAGGTGTGGCTACTAGCTCATACAATTCTGCTGTTCAAGGTGCTAAAGGACGTGTTGGATCTAAAGAACTTGTTGATGCAGAAGCACAAGGATTACAAATTGGTCAAGCTGTAGAGGCCGTTGCTGCAATCTCTGGTGAACTAAATAAAGCAGCAACTGCTGTAGCACAACAAGGCACAATGTCACAGTATCTTGCTGAAGCTGCCTCTATAAACCAAACTGCAAAATCTACTGTACAAGGTCAGATGTCAGATCTTATGGAACAGTTTGCTAGTGGAACACCGACATGGGCTGCAGGAGCTATGAGGGCTGCTAATGCTGCTATGTCTGCACGTGGACTAGGCGCAAGTAGTATTGCAAGTGCGGCTATTGTACAAGCCACTATGGAATCTGCATTACCTATTGCGCAAGCAGATGCTAAAATGTTGTTTGAGGCGAATATAGCTAATGCTAACTTTAAACAACAAGTGTCTTTAGCTAATGCTGCAGCACAACAAAATATGGAGCTTGCTAATCTTAACAATAGGCAGCAAACTGCTCTTGCTAATAGTACTAATGCTTTTACTTTACAAACTCAAAACTTATCTAATGAACAATCTGTAGTTTTAGCTAATGCTCAGTTTAAAGCTGCTGTCCAACAAAAGAACTTAGATGTAAAAACACAAACGTCATTAGTAAATGCTGCAAGATACGCTGAAGTAAATAATATTAATCTTAATAATGCGCAACAAGCTATTTTGCAAAGGTCTTCTGAAAACTTACAAGTTGATATGGCTAATTTGTCTAATCAACAACAGACTGCATTATCTAATTTACAAGTACAAGCATCTATTGCAGGACAAGAACTTACTAACGAACAGCAGATGGCTGTACTAACTTCATCACAAGCATTTGAAGCAGCAGAGTTTGAAGCTACAGTCAAACAGCAAGCCTTTATGCAAGATGCACAGTCTCGTGCAGCACTTGAAGGTAAAGCTATGGACATTAGGCAACAAACTGCGTTGTTTAATGCAGCACGTGTTGCTGAAGTTAATGATATTAATCTTACAAATGAACAACAAGTTAGGTTACAAAAATCTACAGAATCTTTACAGATTGAAGTTACAAACTTGTCTAATCGTCAACAGACTGCTCTTGCTAATGCACAAATACGTGCATCTTTGCAAGGTAAAGTACTTGACAACAAACAGCAAGCTGCTATAATTAATGCAGAGCGTTATGCAGAAGTTAATAACATTAATCTTTCTAATAAGCAACAAGCCTTTGTACAAGAGTATGCTGCTCGTACCGCTTTTGAAGGTCAGGCTATTAGTAATAGTCAACAGGCTGCTATATTTAATGTGTCTAGTATTCTTGAAGAAAGACAAATTGAATTAAGTAACGAACAACAAACTAATCTCTTTAATGCAACTAACCGTATGACAGTTGACATGACAGAGTTATCTAATAGACAACAAACAGCTATTGCTAATCTTCAAGTAGAGTCTACTTTACGTGGGCAAGAATTACAAAATGAACAACAAGTAGCTATTGTAAATGCAGAACGTTTTGCGGAAGCTAATAACTTGCAATACACTACTGAGCAGCAGATGACACTCGCTAACTCTCAGATGATGCAAACTATTGGATTAGCAGAAATGTCTAGTGCTAACACTGCAGCACTTCAAAATGCCGCACAGTTAGCGGGTATGGACATGGCTAATCTTGACGCTAGACAACAAGCTGCTGTACAAAATGCTCAAGCGTTTTTAGGTATGGACATGGCTAATTTAACTAATCGCCAGCAAACTAATATGTTTAAAGCACAAGCTATGCAACAGGCTATTCTATCAGATCAAGCTGTGGAAAATGCTGCTGCTCAATTTAATGCTACTAGTGAAAACCAAGTAAATCAATTTATGATAAACTTAGCTGCTCAAGTATCACAGTTTAATACTACTCAGCAAAATGCAACTAAACAATTTAATGCTGGTGAAGCTAATGCAATTAATCAGTTTAATGCGCAAATACAAAATCAACGTGATCAATTTAATGCATCTAACCAACTTGTAATTGCACAGAATAATGCAAACTGGCGTAGACAAGTAGCTACGGAAGATACTGCAGCCATCAATAGAGCAAATGAAATTAACGCTGCGAATATGTTAGCTGTATCTAATACTGCATACGATAACTTATGGAACTACTACTCTGACACAATGGAATATGTGTGGACTAGTGCTGAAAGTGAACGTGAGCGTGTAGTAGATATTGCTATTGCTAATTTAAATAATGATGCTGCTGCTGATGCTGCAAGTGCTGCAAATGATTATAACTCTTCACTAGCTTTTGGTAATTTAATTGGTAGTTTATTCACAACTCCATTGTCTACTTTTGGTTCTAGTATTGGAGGATCTGCAGTTGGCGCAGCGTGGGATTGGCTAACTGGTTAATGAGGAAGTAACATGTTTGATATTTTTGGAAAGGCATACAACAATATAAAAATGCCAGAAAGAAAAGAAGTAAATTCTTTAGATAAAGCAAAGGGTTTATTATCTCGTGATAGAAATACTATGCCTGATAATAACAATAATAACGAACCTATGGAACGTGTAGCAAGATACGTAGCCCAAATACGTGAAGATAGAATGAGGATTAAAGATGATAGAAACGCCTGATATATCCTTTAACAGACCTACTCCTGGTATGGGTATGACTGCTGAATTAGGAAGTAGACCTTGGCAAAATCCTCCACAGTATAATACTGTCGAAGAAGCGTTAGACTTTTATTTACCTAAACTTACAGAAGAAAACTTTCATGATCAACTGCTTGACGTTATGGAGATGGGTATACCTTTAACTACTATTGCTAATAGTATTCAATCTGCAGGTGTTATGGAAGGTAAACATACTATTGATGTAGGTATGCTTATTATGCCTGTACTTATTGAGATGATGGCGTATATTGGTGACGATGCAGATATAGATTATAAAATGGGTACAGATATTGAAAAAGATCCTGATCGTATATCAAATACAAAGGTTGCTTTAGCTATGAAGAAAATGAAAGAACGTTTACCAGAAGAGCTAGATAAAGAAGATGAACCTGTAATAGACGAACCCGTAGAAAGTGTGGAAGCACAACCTTCTGGACTTATGGCAAGGAGAGTATAAATGGCGTTTAATTTAGGTGGCTTTGCAGCAGGTGCAGCAACCGCTGTTACTACTCGCATAAGAGAAGAAGAAGACAGAATACAAAAACGTTTAGAAGAATCTAGGCGTGATGCAAGAGCATTACGTTTACGTAAAGAAGCGGAACGTGAAGCAGAAAAGAAAGCTACAGAAGAAGCTATTGGTGCTTTAACTTTTATGGGATACAATCCTGAAACTGCTCAATACATAGCAGGTCAGGGTAAAACTGCAGTATCTTTGGCTAGTGATGCTGGGCAACGTGCTATGCAGCGTGGTTTAGATATTAACACTATATATAATCTACCTGACGTAACCACAAGTTTAGATGTTGATGAAACAATTAACGGCACAGATACTACAGATACTGTATTTGGGGGATTTGATCGTGAAGCATATCAAAAATTATATCAAGAACCAGACGAAATAAGCAATAGTTTTGGTGCTAGGCTTGCTGTATTGTCTCAGAAACAATTAAAAACTAATGATCCTGATAAGATTGCAGACTATGAAAGACAAAAAACAAAAATACTAAAAGATTTACGTGCTATGAAAGAGGCTGAAAGTATTAAGGACGGTGAAAAAGGTCCATCGTTTAGCTTAGGTACAATTCAATCTAACGTAAACTCTGCATTTAAAATGCAACTATCCTTGTTTGATTTAGGCATGGACATGGAAGGTAATATTATAGGTAAGATTGAAGGTAGAGAAGCACAAGCAGAAGTAGCTAGGTTACGTGCAGCAGACTATCTTGAGGGTACATATGGTTCACTAGAAGATGCTGTTATGAATGATGGTATTACTACTTTACGATCTCAAGCTGCGTCTAATCTAAAAAACTACAGAGATTCTGTATTAGCAGCAGGTCCACTTAGCCCAGATTTAATTTTTAAAAATGAAAAAGATTTATTAAGTAAAATAAATACTTTAGACATTGGGCAAGTAGTTAGCATACCTAATGTAGGAGAATTTGTATATACACAAATAGTTAATCCAATAACAGGGCTACCTTTTTATTAATGGCTGACACACTTTCCCTTTTAGACTACGTAAAGTCTAGAGACAAGGACAGTGACGAAGAAGATACAGTAGTCACACCTTCTCTACCAACTCAACCTGCATCACAAGATGGTGCGGGTTCTATGTCGTTAAGTGACTACGCTTCTAAACGTGATGGTGATACTACTGCAACTATGTTCCCTGAAGTAGAAGAAGAAGTAGATGAAGACCCTACACAAATAGACATGGCTACTTTTGGTATACCAAGCGCAGATGAAGATCCTGTACCTGAAGTAGAACCCTATGACCCATCCTTTAGGTCTGGTGCGGATCGTTTAGCTGAAGCAAAAGAATACTCTGGTTATATTCTTGTTAAAGATGAGAGCGGTGAAGACGTTGGTAAACTTATTAGTGAAGCTACAGACGAAGAAATAGCTGCGTTTGGTAAAGTACTAGCAAAAGATATAAGATCTGGCGAGGGTACATATGCGGGTGAAGCTGATCCCGTTAGTAAAATAATTAGTACAGTACCTGATGGCGGTGCTTTAGGCACTAAAGTATTATTAAAATTAGCAAACTATATAAATATAGGCGGTGCTGCAGTAGCAGATGGCATAGAAGATACACTAGAAAAAATGTCCGATCAAAAAATAGCAGGTTATTTTGTAAATAAATTATATGAAGCTGCTTCTGTAGGTAGAAATGCTGACATATCTACCCCTAAAGAACTTACAGATTTAATAGTAAAAGGAACTTCTGGCGCACTAGAGTTTTCAGAAACTTTACCTGCTGTTGGCGCTCTTGGTAAATACATATCTGCTATTAAATCTTTACCTGACGTAGTAGCGGATGGTCTTGTAAAGAAAACTATAAAAGAAACTAAACAAAAAAAGATTGCGGAACGTTACAACGTAGGCGGTGCTCGTATTGCTACTATGGAAGCTGCAGAAGACGCACGTATTGCCGCTGCTAAAGTTGCGGATGCAAACAAAGACATAGCACAAGAGCTTATCATTGCATTTGAAGATAAAGTAGGTAGGACTGTATCAAAAGAAGTTGATGGTGTAAAAACACTTGACTTTGATTTAGCACGTGAAGCTGGTGAAGACATTGCTCGTACAGTTACAGAACGTGATGGTGAACTGTTTGATCTAGCATTAGGCGACGATGTAATCACAGATCCTATACTGCAGCCAGATAAGTTTAATGGTATTGTTGCTATTGCATCCGACCTTAAACGTAAAAACCCAGAGGCATTTAATAATAATAAAACTATTATAGATAACTTATTTGAATTAACAGTTAATAAAGATCTTATTGGTGGGCAAGAACTGATAGACGATCTTAATAGATATGGCCTGTCTTTTGAAGACTATGTACTTACTGTAGCTAGTTCAGGATCTAAAGCTGGTAAAGTACTAAACCAACTATCACAGATAGCTCGTATTAAACCAGACAATATCAAAGCAGATGCTAAACAAAAAGAATTACTAGAGCAACAAGGCAACATACGTAACAGTGTTATGCGTGTTGAAAATGTTCGTCGTGGATTACTTGTGTCGCAGATTGCTACTGCTGCCCGTAACCTTACATCAGGTGGTGTACGTGCTCCACTAGAAGGCTTAGGCAATGTAATGGACAATGCCCTATATGAGTTTAGCCAGCCTATTGGTAAAGGCACTGGTGGCTTCTTAGGTGCAGGTAAACAAATAGTATCTGGTGAGAACTGGAAAGATAGTTTCAGACACATGAAGTATATGTTTGATCGTCCTGATGTAGCTAAGGCATACACTGATTTAGTTCTTGAACAACCACAGTTGGAATCACAGTACAACAGAATGTTCAACAACCTTAATGAAATACAAGAGCTAACAGGTAGAGGCAAAGGTGGTGCAGTGGACAATGTACTCAGTGGTCTTGAAGATGTAACTGATGTACTAAACACACCTAACCGTTGGCAGGAATACCTTATTCGTAGGGGTGCTTTCTTTGGTGAGCTTGAGCGTTTAACTAAACGTGAGTACAAGATAGATCTTATTGATGCGTTACAAGACGGTAAGCTAAACGACTTGTTAAATGATGCAAGCTCTGTAAAGCCAGAGGGTGCTAGGTCTTTTGTAAATATTGTAGATGATGCTGTAACAAAGTCATTAGATATTACATATGCAAAACAACCAGACATACCTGTGTTTCGTAGTACATCACAGTTTATAACACGGAACGGTTTAACAGTTGTAATGCCCTTCCCACGTTTTATGTTTAATAGCATGGAGCTCATGGGTCAGTATGCAGGTGGTGCGTCAATACCATTGACAAAGAAGATGACAGAGCTTGTTACTCTTGGTAAATACAAAGCACCAATTACAGCTAAAGACAGACAACGCATATCACGTAATCTTGTAGGTATGGCTGCTGTTGGTGCTGCTTATCAATACCGCACAAGTGAAGAAGCACCTGCGGAGTTTAATCAGGTTAGTGTATCAGATGAAACACAAGCAGACACACTGCCATTGTATCCTGTACCACAGTATCTGTATCTTGGTGAAGCAACTAAACGTTTAGAAGATGGAACATTCAATGATTGGTTTGATGCCAAAGAGTTTGTGGAAACATTCGCTGGTACTAATCTACGTACAGGCACAAGCAATGCAATCCTAGAGGAAGTGTCTGCCTTTGCTGATGCTACTGACCTCACTAAAGGTGAGGCTATGGGGCGTTTAGCAGGTCGTACATTAGGCAATTACTTAGGTACATGGGCTGTACCCTTCGCACAGGTAATAGAGGCACAGAGGGCTGCAGGAGTACGTGGACTAACGTATAAAGATGCTGCAGAAGATCCTACCTTAGACTTCATGGGTACATTTAAACGTGAGCTTGTACGTCCTATGGCACAACGTGGTGTTCTTACTACGCCAGAGGAAGAGGCAGAGTTACCTGAACGTTCATTCTTGTTTGCGGAAGACACTACAAAGAAACGTGTAATGCCACTGGCTAGATTTGGTTTGGGTCTAAACCTTAGTGAGAAAGACAATGAAGCTGGTGAGTACCTAGCTAAGATGGGCTTTAAAGATTATAAACTTGGCAGTACATCTAAAGTACCTAGTATCAAACGGTTTGAGAATAAACTACTGGGTGATCTAGTACCTACTGTAGTTGAAGCAATGCAGGGTGTTGAAGAGTACTACCGTAATGACTATGCTAAACAATCAGATAAGTTTAAAGAAAAAGTAAAAGAAGAAAAGTATGTTAATACTAATTTAAAACCTTTAATAAAAACTGAGTTTACAGCTATAAAGACTGCGTTACGTGAGGGCAGTATTAAAGAGGGTGACGAATACACAAGAGCAATTGTTAGGTATCGTAACCTGCGCCCTGACTTACGTAAGATGGCAACGTTAGATTTTTATAAATACTTTCCTGATGAGAAACTAAATGTTCTAAACACAGATCACATAAACAAACTAATAGGAATAGCAGAAGCTAGAAAATAAAAGAGGGAGCAATTAAGCTCCCTTTATTTTTGTTTATCGTGTGTCTCCGCTGCCACCTATTGTACCAGCAGTTTTCCTAGCACTTAGTTTGGCTTCATTCTGACCAGCTATCATACCCAAGGTAAGGTTGAGGTCAGTAGCAAGTGCAGCACAGTACCACAGTACGTCACCTATCTCACTGGCTATGTCCTCTCGCCACGTATCAGGACGCTTATCAGGCCCATCACGTACAAGTTTCTTCACTTTGTTGGCTACCTCACCTGCCTCACCAGCAAGACCCAATGCAGGATATAGGATCTTGTGTTGATCAGGATAGATAGCAGTCTTAGATGCGTTACGTTGATACGAATTGAAATCAGACATGTTGTATTTCTCCTGTAGAAACTGCTCTGCTTCCTGCTTTAGTTTGTTCATACTTTAATACTCTTTTTAACTGTTCAAAGTAGGCTTTATTAAATCCTCTTTCCCACTCTCTGCACTGCATTGTATCCTTGTGAAAGGGATTAATTGTTTTACCACGTTTGAAGGCTGAGTAACCTTGATCATATTGAAAGCGCAATGGTGCGTCATACTTACCAAGGCCACGGTCTTTTCTGCTAGTCTTTTTTATCATAAGAAACTCCTTATGCTACGTTGATTAATGTTGCTTCGGTGTAGGGCACATGGTAAAATTGTTCACCTGCATAGATGTTACGTCCACGTGCTTCACGCAACTTATCATCTGTTAGTAGTGAACTGTCTATACACCAGCATTTATCCATGTCATTGCTGAAGATATAGAACTGTAGATTATCATGCTTAGATAGTAACTTCTTCTTACGCTCAAGTATACGTATCTCTGCCCAGTTAGTAGGCCAGTCACCTACCCACGCAGTCTTTACTTCAGCTTCACTGTAATATTTTACTCCATCTTTTTGAGTTACAACGTCTGCGTCATATGACTCTGTGCTATCTACAAGTTCGTGACCCTCACCAATAAGGTGAGTGATCAGTGCTTGCTTTGCTGCTTCGTCATACTTAGCGTAAAGGTCACGTGAGAAAGGTTTTCTGTAGGCCATGTCTTACTCCGATTCTTCTGGTGTTTCTGTTTCTAGCGATTGTTTTAGTTTAGCTGTAAGAGCATCACGTGCCACAGCTAGGCTGTTAGACTGATAATTTAACTGCGTTTGTACATTATTGTTGTACATAATTTCCTGCAGAATTGTGTTTTGCTCCTCTGTAAAGTCATCTGTTTCATACTCTACATCATCTAACGTTAGTTTAGCCATATTATTTCTCCTTATGTAGCTGTTGGTAACTGTATGCAGTACGTTACTGCGGTTGCTTCTGGTGAGGGTTTAGTGCTCACTAATCTTTCTTCCATTGGTGCTGCTACTTTTCTACAACTAGCGTAGTCGGTAAACAATGAATGATAAGTCTGTATCTTCATCTCACCTTGGAAGGTCATAATGAGCACCAACACATACATTAGAATATCCCTGAGACTGTATCCACTACCATTGGGATAACAAAGTCTGCCAATACTACTGCACCTGCTAAGAATGTTATTACTTCAAACATATTATATCTCCTTTATGTTATATCTACTATTTCACATACATCACCAGAGCAAGCCATAGTTTGCATTGCAACAGTGTTATCGTCTTTCTCGTACTCAGACAGCCCAGCCCAATCAATTCGTTCAGGCATAGTCTGTAGTACCATTTTATATGTGTCTTTGTCTACCTCTTGGTAAGGTGCTTGCTGATAAGTATGTTCAGAGTGTGGTAAAAATGACACACCTGACATCTCATCAAAGTACTTGTACACAAATGCACCTACTTCCATCCACTCTTCCTCACGTACAGAGATTGTAACGCTTGGTTTGTGCTCACAGAAGTGTCGTTGATACATAAGCCACATTTCTAGTTGCTCAATGGCTGTCATATCATTGCGTGTAACTGATTTTGTTGGTGACTTAACAGGAAAACTAAACACTGTAGTAGTGTCACCCTTCATTACACATGGCTCATTAGGTATACCTTGATCAATCATAAACTGTGTTAGCGGATCTTTATTATCACCACGGACAGTACGGATATAATGGGCACTGTGGCGAGCATGTATGCCACTGGCACTATCCACCAGTTGTGAGACTGTGCCTGACGGTTTGACGCATGTAATTGCAGCAGCAACAGGTATACCAAGACGGTCAGCCCATTCAGCATTAGTAGATACAGCGACCCCACGAAGATGTTCAAGAGTACTCTCCAATCCTTTGTTACTTAATGTCATTAAGGGGTTGTCCATTATCCCTGTGAGTGACACACCAAGCAGTCGTTCTTCTTCTGTATTGGTAGACCACACCTTTCGCAAGTATGGGAACTTGGTGTATGTTGACTGGATAGTTCCCAGAATTGTTGCCAAACGGATCTTTCGTTCAAGATCTTCCATAGTGTCTGTAGCACGTACAACAACTTCCGTAAGATTACAGAACTGATATGGACGAAGGATGATCTCGCTGCAAGGATTAGTTCCAAACTCGTAATCTGGATTTCTACGCTTAAACTTTTTAGCTTGGTTCTTAGCTGCTTGCCTATTGTATACACCACGTTCTCCTGATTTGCTCTCAACTAATGCTTGCCATTCACGCATGAATGTTTCCATGTCTGGCTTCTCTGTATAACTAACACTATTGTTAGCTAAAGCACGATGCGCTGCAGTTTCCCACCACTGTCCCGACTTAGCATGTCGCATACGATCATCAGATAGGTTGGACAAACTAATCATGGCTGACCTACGTACACCACCTACAACTACAATCTGTCCAATGAAGCACATAAGATCGTGACACTCAATGCTAGATAGCTTACGACCTTGTGCGCCCTTGAATGTAGTGACAGCAAAGTTAAACAGTTCCACCAAAGGTGCAGGGCCACTGGCTCTACCACCAAAGATCTTTAGTCGTGCACCAGCAGGACGTACCTTAGATACATCCCACTTAGGGATCTCACCAGCCCAGAGGAGAGCAAGAACTTGACGGAACGCTTTAGCCCAACCTTCCTTACTGTCTTTGACAACGACTGTGGTATCACTGTCGAACAACTCAGGAACTTCAGGGAGCTTAGATATAAACTGCCGCTCAACACTGAAGCCGACACCAGTACCACACAAGAGGATGAACATAGCCTCGTCGAAGGACTTAGGGTCATCTACGGGTAGGTAACTGCAGTTATACCCTGCAGTGTTGTCACGCTCTAATGCCTTACCAGCGGTCATCATAGCTCTCATAGAGGGCATAACCTCTAAGCTAAGAATAGCTTGTTCAATATCGTGAGCAACATTAAAGTCAGCTTCACTAGCGCCACTGTCAACTACAGGCTCAACTACGTTATTCATATAACGATCTACTGTTTCATCCCATGCTTCTCGTCTACCTTCTGTGTCAAGCCATCGTGCATAACGTGACTTGTGAATGAAGGATTGATAGTCTGTTGGTAAATAATTGTCCATATACATCACTCCGTAATTAGTTTCATTGCTTTAATCTTCATACCATCTACATCGTAGATAAATTCCTGTAGTGCATCCTTTACTTCTTCATCGACAAAGCCATCCACAGGAATAGGATATTCGTCTTCGTCTAGTTCTAGTGTAAGGAAGACTTTAACTATCACCGTTCTCTTCCTCAATTAATTGGTTTAGATACCACTGTGCTTTTTGTAAGTCTTCTATACCATTCTTATATCTGTATCGCCATAGGTATTTCATAATGTTACCCTGCAGGTAATACTGAAAACCTTCTTCACCAGTTGCTGCACGAATAGCATCAATACATTCTACTCCTGCAAAGTTGTAGTGCTCTGGTGAGTTTACCATATCTTTATCTGACATACATATCTCCTCTAATTAAACTTTACTTTAACCACATTGTCCTCTACACTCTCCACTGTAGCTTTTGGTGCGGCATCTTCTTCTTCTTCTAACACATCATTGGCATACTTGGCAAGTGTTTCTCGTATGTCATTATCTTCTTCCATAGCTGGGATGGATGCACAAACCATGTGACACAAACGCATTAGGTTTACGTAGTCATCATCTGTAGTAGTGTTCTCTCCTGTAGTCACAGTACCCACCATCAACTCACCTGTCCAGTTACCCTTGTGGTCTAGGAAAGGTGTGATACGTACAATGAAATCGTTTGGATCAAAGTCCATGAATACTTTTTCTTCAGCCATATTATTTCCTCTTCACTTTTTTGTATGGGAAATGTATTAGATCAGGATGCATGTCCTTACCCTTTTCATTTAACCAATCTTCTGGGATGATCCTGTCATAGTACGGGATCTTATTTTTTTCACACCACTGACCGTAGGTTGTCTTTGCACCCTTACTCAGCTTACGTCTACTACTTTCAAACACAAACCTAATGTCTAGCTTTGGATGCTGTTTCTTAATAGCGGCATGTTTACGTCTATCGTCTGATGTAAACCTACCCTTAGTTTCTATTATGATCCCATTAGGTAACACAAAGTCTGGGGTATAGGTGCGGTACATGAGATCTTCCCATTCAATCTTAATGGCTTCATACTTGACACGAACATTACGTTCTACCAAGTAGTCCTTTACTTTGATCTCTAGCCCACTCCTATACCCATGTTTCAGAGCAGCGGCAAACTGCTTGCCATTCATTAGATACGCCACAACCCATTCCAAGGACTAGGCAAACTACTTACAGTAGCTACACCTAGTGTGCGTAGTTCTTCTCGTACTGCTGCTTCTGCTGCCTTACGTGCTTCCATAGCGGAACGTAACCCTGCATACTTAGCCTCATGCAAGGCTTTCTTACGCTCAAGAAGATCCTGCTCCATCGCATTGATCTGCTCTTGCATTTCTTTTATTTCATCATCACCTAACATTTAATACTCCTTTACTTCTATGTATGGTACAATGGGTTTTACCTTAGCCTGAGATACCTTAGATGGTAACTCTTGTAGCGTAGGGTAACACTCAAACCTGTAGTCACAGAACTTACAATTACCGTTCAATACTTTGTTGCCTGATGCCTTACCTCTGAATGTCTCAGGTACAGGATCAAAACAACGCTTGAACTCGTTAGCATTTACTGTGTCAACAGTATCTTCTAATGTAGTAATTTCTGCGTCAATGTCAATACCCTCTGCTGGAACATATTTAATTCCACCGTTGGCTTTGTTGACTACCCACCAGCCACCTGCCTTCTTACCTGCGGCTTTAGCGTAGCCAGCTAGTTGACCTACGTAACCAAATGGGTCACTGTCTTTCAGTGTTTGGAATGATTCAAACTTGTTTCTGTATGACCAGTCCGATGCAGACTTAACGTCATCGACTGCCCCATCCAGCACAAGATCATATGATCCCTTTACTGTTGTGTCACCTAACTGTAGTTCAACAAAGTTGTCATCGTCTTCGTACTTAACTCCTGCTTCTGTTATGATACCCTTGAACGCTGCTTCTACGATGTCACCCATCAGCATGTTCATTACGAATGTTGTTGGTTTAGGCAACGCCTTCTCTGGTTTATTCTTTTCAAACCAAAGCTGACAAGTCGGTCTGCCCACATTGGACATACGCAACCGAAACTTGTCACGCTTATTGCCCCCACCAAACTGGCGTCTAACAGCATCCATTACATCTGCACCAATCTGTTTGATTGTTTCTTCCGACATTGTTGATTTACCAGATGTAGCATCTTCAAGATACTGATTGATCGCCAGTTCAGCAGGATGGTTCATTAGACAAAATCCTCTGCGTCAATGTCTACGAACTCTTCCACAGTATTTGTGTCAACCTCTTCATTTTTGTGCATGTTTTCATCCCACGCATTGAGGATATACGTATTGTAATTCTCAATCCATGCCATAAAGTTAGCAAAGTTCTCCTGTGCTTCATTGTCCATGTCCAACGTATTGTTCAAGTCCAGTGAAGTGTTAGGCACATAGAAGCTGCTACCATTAGGTAACGGTACTTCTGTTGTGGTCATTGACACATAGTGCTGTGGTGGCAAGCGGCGCATCTTTGTCAGATCAGCAAATACTTTACCGACTATTTTAAATGCGTCACGGTTGTCAATCTCCCAGATGAATGGGGTAGACTCTACGTCAACAGAGTTACCTTGATCATCTGTAGGATTGACCATCTCAACGACACCAAACAATGCACGAACACGCTTGATTGATCTAATCAAGTCTTTCATATTGTCTGGTAGTGCAGCCCAATCTTGGATAAATCCAGCAGGTTTACCGCAATTGAAGCCACCATCGTTGTCTTTCATGTCAGCGTTAAGGTCATTAGCCATAACAGTTTTGACATAACGGTTTGGTCTTGAGTCATTACCCATGACAAACTTCTTGTGCATGAAGCGTTGTAGGTAAGGACGAATAGACACACTCTCAGCGTAGTATGTAGGCCCATCAGGGATCTCTAGCTTGTAGGTGCCACCACTTACAACCTCTACGTTCTTCATCTTACCAGCAATCTCTTGCTGACCCATGATGGGTGAGTGATGAATACGTAAACGTGCAAGTGTACTTGCTTTAGCAGATTGCTTTGGTGCATCTGCGTTCATGCCCATTGCTTGGGCCATTGCTGAGAAATTGTTTGTGTCGATTGTTGATACTTGATTCATATTAAGTCTCCTTTTCTTTTAGACGAATGGTGGTTATATCATATTACATCTTTTACGTCAAGCCAATTCGGACCAATCTTTGCCTCTAATAATAGAGGTACATTGAAATCTATGTTCCACTTGCGGTTGACGATTGCGATTAGTTTGTCATTAGCTGTGCTAATAACCTTTAGTACTTTGTCCTTCTCATCTGGGTGCACATCAATCACAACGGAGTCATGTACACTGTTTACTACACAACTGTGTAGCCTGTTTGCTGTTAGTAACCTATCTATGTATATCAAAGATATAGGTACAATGTCAGCGGTTGCAAACGATTGTACTGGATAATTTTTTATCTGTGTGAAAAATGTCACACCTCCAAAGCGTCTACGTACAACGTCAGGGAAAGCGAACTCACGTCCAGATGGCGTAGTGATCTTGCCTGTGTTTAATGCTTCTTTGGCTAGTGCCTCATGCCACTTGGCAATACCAGAATACTTTGTCGTAAACTGTTGATAGTATGTCGCTTCTGCTTGTGACCTACCGAAACCACTGGCACCATACAATGGAGCAAAGGTGTGTGCCTTAGCCTCTTGTCGTGACATAGGTTGACCTGCATCACTGATGACCTTGGCGGTGTAAGCATGTACATCAAAACCTGTAGACACTTCCTCAATAGCAGTAGTATCTTGTGCAAGGAACGCAGCAACACGAAACTCTAACTGTGCCATGTCAGCTTCCATAATCTGACCACCTTCCCAACGTGATGTAAACACACGCTTGACAGGGAATGTACCACCACGTGGCATGTTCTGCATGTTAGGGTCTGCACCTGATAAACGGCCTGTGCCAGTGCGGTGTTGCAGTAAGCGTACATGCAGCCTACCGTCATTCTTTACATGCGTTGCTATGCCCTCTACAAAGCTGCTGAGATATGTTTCTACTGCAGACAATCTACGTAGGTTCTGTAAGAATAGCTCTGCCTCTTTCATGCCTTTGGAACGTGCAATGCCCTCAAGATACAGCAAGTTACCTTTGTCTGTACCAAAGCCATTGGAGCTTACCCACTTGGCTGTAGGAGGTGAAAACTTTAGACCTGCTAAAGAAATTGAGTCAGTATAAAAGAAACCGCTTCCAGTACAAGTAGTACATTTATTAGTTCTAGCAAAGGGAGTTCCATCTTTCTTTACCTTTCTTATCTGACCAGTGCCAAAACATTCCTTACACTGGTGTGCTTTCTGTTTGTACAAACGATCACTGTGTAATCGTACTGTACTGCGATATTCTGCGTCAGACATACGCTCATCAAACAAGTCTGCCCACACCTTCTTGTCATGTGGTCTACGGCTGTAGATTACCCATGACTTCTGCTCTGGGCTGTTGAGATTGATGGGTCTGTCACCCATAAGATCTGCAACCTGTTCTTCTAGTGCGATAGTGAGTACGTTACGTTCTTGTTCAAACTCATCTCGCACCTTCATCAATGCGTCCATGTCTACCTGAAAACCACGCTGATAGATACGTGCAAGGTGTATCGCAAGCTGGTTGGTCAGAGTGATCGTTGGCTCCAGTGAAGTGCACTCCTCGTACTTCGTCTGCAAACGATTGAACAATTGCTGCGTAGCATGTAAGTCGTGTGACAAGTAATCAGACAATTCGTCATGCGGTATGTCACGAGTAGACAAGCCTTGCTTGAAGTATTCTTTGAGAGTGTCCTGCTTCTTAGTGTCAAGCTCATAGCGTTCTGCACATGCCTCAAGGGACAGTGCCTCTTTCTGTCCACGCTGCAGTACATACTCGCCTAGCATGGTATCAAAGATGTCACCGTCATAAGTAAAGCCTGACTCCCACAACCACACAAGATCGTGAGGGGCATTATGTGCAACCAACAGGCGGGTAGAGTCCAGTGCATCCTGAACAATACGCCGCCCATCTGTGGTGGGTTGATGCTCTGCGTGATCAAATGTTACAATAGTTTCGTTATCGTTGTCATCTAGCATACCTACCATTACAAGTGTGTTGTCTGGTTCAAACGGATCAAGGTGCATCTTGCCGTTGCGTTTAGTTACTGTGTTTTCTACGTCAAGGGTCAGTATCATATTGTCTCCTACTTTATATCTCCATCATGCCAATCATCCCATGTATCCTGTTCTACATTGTACAGACTGTCAAGATCATCGTGAAACTTTTTATCCATAGCATATGTATCTATGGCATTTATGCACTCCTCTAGTGTCAGGTTGTTGCGTATCATTGCATTGTGTAAACGTATCTCACATATTGATTTTGATGTAGTCATATTAATAAGTCTCCTCTCAGTAGAACGTTCTCTTTCTTCTTGTGTCATAGGTCTAATCATAATCATTCTTCCTTTAAACAGAAGCCGCACATGTCACTCAGTGCAGGGCCACCACAACTTACACAGGTCTGCCACTGCTCACCTTCTAGACCTCTCTTTATTAAAGTCACAAAGCCTAAGTCAAAGATAGCTGCGAATGTCTTAGGATCACACTCCACTTGTAGTGTAGCACTACCATCCTCGTGTTCTTCTATATCAGTTACTTTTATTTCACTCATTGGTCACTCCTATACAAGGTAATAGGATAGATAGCTTGCAGTACTTTGGGTATTCGTCATACGTCATAGCTATCAACACAGGTGGCGCAGCTATAAGTAAAGCTACAATAGCTGACGCCTTGATTGCACCGTCAATGTTACCTCTCATCATTCATTCTCCCTTAATGCTTTCCATGATACAGGGAACAACTTAGCCATCTCTGTGTCAATGTGACCAGCCACAACCTGTGTCTCGTACTGTGTGTCAGGCTTACAACGTAGGTTACACATGTCTGCAAATGCATCCAAGCTACCTGACCAGTACCACTCAGTGACCATGCTCTGTGGCAGTACCATACGTGCTTGCTCTGGACAGATACCTAAGTCTAGTAAGTACTCGTAATCTTTTAAACTGGAAGCAGCCATGTCTGCAACAATATCATTTGACATAGTAATCTTACCCGAACTACCTTGCTTCTTATCAAGGCTACGTCCACGCCACTCTGTTGGCTGATAGAACTCAGGCTCATGGTCTACATACCTACGGCTGATCTCATTCCACCGTAGGAACTTGTGCTTGACTAACTGCCTAGCTACAAACACAGGTGCTTTAACGTGGAAGCTGGCAAAGCAATGCCCAAAGGGGCTGATGTGCTTGTGCTTGGCTAGATAACGTATGAGCTTGGCATCCTTGTCTTTCAACTTAGGTGGACCCCATACGTCACTTGTATCCATTTCACTACGCTTACCAAAACTTACTCGTGCTGCATTAGCTACAGATAAGTCTGTACCCATGTGGTCTACGTAAAATGTTTGTATCATTTATTTACCTCACTCATTATGATATATACTATACCACAGATAAGAAATAACAGTATCATAAGTGCTGTCAATGCTTCTCCTATCATTCTATCTCCTTTATTATATCTATTGCTTGCTGCTGTGTCAGCTTAAACCATTCACCGTTTTCATGTTTGTTCCAAGGGTGTGTCGTTTGTGTTGCAGCTAAGACATGCGCTTTCTTTTCTGCTGTATTACGATCATCAAAATATCTGTAGTACAACAGCGTGTAGTCACGCATGGGTGAGCTTGTCTGATATCCATTAAGCCTGTCTTCTGCATCAATAGCTTTACCTATTTTAATCCACTCAGGCCATGCTGCATTTTGTATTGCATACACATAGCCCTCGCTGATCTGTTGGTCTTTTTGCAGTGAAGCAAAGGCGGCATCACCAAAAGATTTATAACGACCTGCTTTGTATAGTGCGTGTTTTTTACTCACCTCTTTACCGTTGACAAACATTCTCAACGCATCACGTTTTTTAACAGCTTCAGGATTGTCTTTATAATAAGGAGTTTTTCCTGTCTTTGGATTAATATTATTATCTATCATGATACATACCTCGCTATCTTGTATTCAAGATCTGTGTGAACAATGCCATGCCACCCAGATAATTTGTTTTTGACCACATTGATGTGGCGTTGGTTGTCTTCTTCCTCTTGACCCTCAACTGTAGGGTTCTTGGAGATCATAATCATAAGGTCAGCTTCTGCTGCCTTACCTGTACGTGAGCCTTCCATCATGGCTTGGTTGAGTACAACCTTACCTTCTGCTTCTGCAGATAGCTGAGACATGTAGAACATGGCACACTCTTGCTGCTTGGCAATCTGACGTGCTTGTATGGCGTTAGCCTTGAGTGCCTCGTCAGGACGTGAGAAGCCAGCAGTACGGGCAAACTTATCACCCATGTCTAGTATAACTACGTCAGGTTTGTACGACTTGCACACAGACTCAACCCAGTTCATGTCACGTCCTGTTGCATCCTTGAACATGATCTTGTCACGTATCTGACCAAAGACACGCATGGCTTCCTGTTTGTTCTTCACTATCTCAAACTTGTCCATGCCTGTAGCTGCCGTGATGTAACGGTGAGCCACACGGTGGTAGCCTTCTTCGTTACACAACACAACAACACGTGCACCCTGCCATGCAAAGCCATTAGGCCCAGCCACAAGTGAGGCATGGAAGGATGTCTTGCCTGTGTTAGGACGTGCACCTACCTCAATCAAGTGACCAGCATTGATGCCCTCAACCTTACGTGTCAACGTAGGTATGTTGAATGTCCACTGTGACTCAAGGTCAGTCATGGCAAGAATAGTATCAAGGTCAATGTCTTCCCAATCAATACGTAGGTTGGGTGTGAAGTCATCGCCATACTGCTCAAGCATCTGACGTAATGGTTCTAGTGTAGACTTGCTACCATTTACGTAGTCAAAGCCAAGGTTGGCAATGTCCTCACCAATCACCTGTTGGAACAGCTTGGATAGCACCTCTTGTGCAATGTCCTCACCCATAGGCTGTTCTCGCTTTACTGTAGCGAACAGCGCACTGTAGGCAGTCTTCTGTGCTGTAGTCAGGGTAGCATTGTTTGACATAAACAACGCCTCAATCTCGTCAGGTGTAACGGTACGCTCATAACGGTGCATTGCACTGTCAATGGCCTTCTTAATCTTGCGTACATCAGGGCTGAACAATCGTTCTGGACAACGAGAGCCACGATGACTGTCATAAAACTCTTTGTTCATCAGGCTGCGTATTAGTGCTAGTTCCATGTGGGGTCTATCCTTGTGTTAGGGTTATCAGATTACTTATATCGTCAGGGTTACTATACTTTAAATCGTCTGTCAACTTTAAAACACGTACATCTGAACAGTACGTGCGTAATTCTTTAGCGAACTTGAGTGACTTGGGTAAAGCATCGGGGTCAAGTGCTACTATTATGGTAGAGAACTGCGACAAGTACCGCTTGTGTCCCTCTGATAATGATGTACCCAACACAGCCACCCCGACATATACATCATCATCTTTGGCATCCAGCTTTAGATCGTTGTTCACTGTCGCACCTACAACTGCAGCACTCACGCTGTCCTCTACCACTACAGCGACATTACCACATCCACAATGGTATGGCAAGTCACTATTACCATATCTTTTCCATTTAGGTATTCTTTTTCCCAGTGATCTACCTGATCCATCAACTATACAACCTCTGTCATCTAGCACAGGAAAGACTATACGGTGATCCTTTACGTCATACAATACAATAACATCTTCAGATGATAGGCCATACTGTTTAAGAAAATCCCAACACTCAGGCCCATCATTAACTAGGTAGTCAGGCTTTACAAATGGGGAAGGGTCTAGCTCGTCAGTCATATAACCAAGTGCCTTACGAACATCACCAACAGATAGTGCCACATTTGTACCGCCGCTGACAGTACAACTAGCCTTGTAACAATTCCAAACAATCTTACCCATAGTATTAGTAATAGTAAATGTATTCTTAGCATGACACACTGGACATGCCATACGTTTACTGTCACCAACACTTAGCTGTAAGTCATTTATAATTTCTATTATGTTCATAGCCAATCACTTTCAATGTTCTTCGTTACACTCAATTCTACATGAGCATTACGTGCTGTCAAGGCTTTATTAGCAGAGGCGAATGTATTTTTTATGTATGGTTTCACAGATGCAACATGTGTGTGACCAGTAACAGCCATCAACTGTGGCAATGGTACACCTGCCTCAACCATTTGTGTTACCCCTGTCCTACGTAAGTCCATAAGGCGTAGGCTTTCTGGTAACTCAGCCTCTCGCATTACCCTACGTCCTACTTTAGATAGTCTTTCCATGCCATAGGGTTTGAACGTACCACCTACAGGTGTAGGGTGGGGTGCAACATAAGGCTGAAAGCCGTAGTCCTCATGCTGTTCCTTGAGCATTACATGTAACTGATCATCAATGGGTAGGAACACCTCTGCCCTACGCTTAGACTGTTCAAGGTACATGCGCTGCCTGTCTAAGTCAAGGGCATCCCACGTAAGCATACGCATGTCACCTAGTCTTTGACACCACTGATAGGCCATAGCCACGATCATGCCCACGTTACGGTACTTGTACTTACTGAAGGCGGTGTCCATAAAGTTAGTCACATCAGCATGTTCCCATACTACCTTACGTTGTGGTGTAGCCTTACGCTTAATGTTGGTGAAAGGATTAGTGTTAATCTGTTCCATTTCAATGGCGTAGTTAAAGACACGGCTGGCACAGGTAGCACCATGATTGGCAAAGCTAATGCCTTGCTCAACCCACTGTTCATACAAATGCTTTGCAACCTTAGAGGTAACATCACCATGCCTCATGTGACCTATGGCATTGTCCAGTAGACCAATGAAGTACCTGTAATGTACCTTAGTTGTATTACGTAACGCCTTGAAATCATTAGAGGCAAAGTAATACTGTGACAAATTTGCAACAGTGCTGCTTGGCTTAACATTGAATATCAATGCCTGTTCTTCACGGTACTTGTCAACTAAGTCATTCAACTCTTTGGCGAGTACCTTAACCTGTTTAAGATCAGTACCCCATTCCTTGCGGCTCACCACCCCAGCATCAACAAGAGACTGAGGTGGGTTGAAGCGATAAGACACTACACCCTTGGGTTGTTTACGTGGCTGTACATATCGTGGCAACTTAGTCATTATGCAGCTTCCAATGTGATGAACTTAGGATCACTGACCCACTTGCTCACCTCTTGCTCACGTGACCACATGCTGACTGCCTGTGTATCATTGCCAGTATTCTTGAGGCTGAACCCATTACGTTCATCAGCATAGCTGGCATAGTTGGTGAAGGCAGAGTACAAAGAGAACTTGTTATGCCCACGTACACTGGCCTCATGGCTATACAACTGAAACATTTTCTCTGCTTTACGCTTAGATGAAATCATATCATCAAGCAAAGACTTAACATCTACATATTTAGTTGAGGTGTTAGCCCACACCTGCATCTTTGCAGCGTTGTCATAGAAACTAGCCCTTGCACGTGCCAACTCATAGATGAAACCCTCAAGGGTAAAGTTGGCTGTGTTCTTCTTACGGATTTTGTCATAGTCACCACTGATCATTCCGTTTTTACAGAAGTAATCAATAGCACCAAAGTAAGATTGATTGCTGCATGATCCATCAATGCCATGCAGACTAATGATACGATTGCCAATGCTAGTCTCATGCTTGTCTGTAGTTATGGTACTACGCATGTTGGGTAAGGTAACATCAAGCATTGCCCATGCCCCACCTCTAGCAGTATGCCATGTAAAGTCTGCATCTGCTAACTCATTAGGTGACATTTCCTCTGTCACTGTGTCCCATACACCTCGGAAGAAATCACCGTGGCTGGCACACTGAAAGCCTTGACCAACAATACCCATGTACTTGCCAGTGTCTGCATTAAGCACATACTTTTTGTCGTGCATTTTTGTGTCCTCAAACGCTACTGCGAAGTCAAGGTTCTCTGGAATAAAATCTAAAGCCATTGTCTGTTCCTTATGTTGTGGGCAACTATGCCCTTGTTGTATAGCTATCATAACCTATACTAGTAAAGATAGCAAGTGTTATCTGTTCAGCCCATCTATTTCTCTAAAGAAATAATGAGAGCCAAAGTCTCCTTGGTATAGCATCTTGTCAGCCCAATAGGGCTTGACATAGTACGCATGATAGTGGGTTGATCCACCAGTAAAGTCAGGGACTTCGCCACGTAGTACATCTGCCGCCACCATCTGAGCATATGCCCAAGCATATTCATCATCAGGCTTGTCAGCTTTACCATCACAGTACCAACTGAATTGGCAGACGTTGTTATCATTACGTTGTGTGACTACTTCGCATACCTCATTAGGCCAGCGGCTATCCTGTACCCTGTTGAGTACAACATGAGCCACGGCATACTGTCCAGACATGTTGTCACTACGTGCCTCAAAGTATACGTTCAAGTGCAATGCACATCAATGCTGCTTCAATCATTTATCTTTCCTCTTAGGTAAAGGTGTACCTGACCAATCATCACATGGATCATCAGGCGGCATCGGTTTCTGATCCAGATGTGTAGACTGATATGAATATACGTGTACCATCGCCATCGCTTTCGCTGTCTGAGATGAGGCGTACTTCATTACCTGCATCGGCATATTGCTTTAGCTTTTGTATGCTAATGCGTTTGTCACCACGTTTACCACTGCGATAGAACGTGATGTCAGCTTCTGTGCCATCAATGTACTCGCCTGTGATAGTGAACTTGTTACGTTCAAATCTATCTTTCTCAGAGTTATAAAACTGTTCTGTAAAAAACTTGTCGGTGTAGTCCATACCAAAGTCCTCTAGCAAAAAACTTTGAACAGTTTTGTTGGCGTCAATGATGCTCTTATCAAGCATCGTTTTAGTTAGTTTATCTTAGCGTCCATTGCTTTCTCCTATTGCAATACTACTGGTGCATCATAGACATAACCAATGTCTGCATACTCGTCTGCTTCGTATTCTGCACATGATACGAACTCTACTTCTTTGTCAGGGTGAATGTGCTTTGCCATCAGGACTGCCATGCTGCAAGCACTTGCCCAGCTATCAATGGCAGGAAAGGTATCATCAAGTGTGATACAACTCTCCTGTCCATCAATCTCTAAGACAATTTCGTATGCCTTAATGCTTGGCATTATAGTACCATGCACGATCATCATTAGGCAGAACACATGGCTTCCAATGACATGGTCTGTCTTCGTATTCATCGTGCTTTTGTGCCTTGAAACTAAATGTCTCCTTTAACGAATACGCTTTGTGCCGCAAGTCAGCTAACGTACTCAGGTTTACGTCAAACATTTCTGCTGCGTCATCTAGCATACGGTCTAACGCATTGTACAACTCAAGCATTTCTAATGCTTTGTCCTCTTGTAGTAAGTATGTTACTGGCTCTTGTGTTTTTTTCTTAGTCATATTGTACTCCTTCTGCTTGTATTGTTGGTATCTTGTCGGTCACAGTTAGCCATGCCCGACTTGCTTTATATACAGGTTCTTCTGTCTTCTTGTCAACAAAAGATACATACTTGTATGGGTTGTAAGTTAGAGTGTCCAACATTGGACGGTTTGTATAACGAAAGAATGTGGCATCACCACGCACAAAGGCATGGACATTTTTCCTGCCCTCACTGAGTACACGATTACGCCCCGACTGACGCACTACAAACTCAGGGTTTTCAATGTGCACTTCGTCCGTGTGTACCATAACTCTGCCTGTCCTACATGAACGAACAGAGAATGTTTTCTTATGTAGATTGAAGTAGACTTCAACTCTCATTGGATTTACCTTTCAGTTTTGTGATCACAAATAAGTATACGTATATCTGAATGTATATACACCAGATAGTGAAGGTGTCCACACCCTTCACGTCATAGCCTATACTGTGCATGATTACAATAGTAATTAGCATAGCAAAGTAGCCAGCGAAAGGTGTGAACAATAGGTAGAGCATTAGCCTACTTTCGCAAGCTCTGCATCAATCTCTTTCAGCCATGTAGCTGCCTCTTTACGCTGCCGCATAAGGTTGGCACGTTCCATGTTGTACTTGTTTTTGATTACACCAAGCTCTTTAAGGATTCTCACACGATACTTGATGCGGTTGGGATACTCGTTTAACGCTTCGGCAATCTCTGACATAGTCATCTCATTCCAAAGCTCACGAATAACCTCGTCAATCACCACATAATTGTATGTGTAGCATACTGCTTTCTTCATGTGGAACGTATGCTCTGCATACAATTCTGGGTGAGAAGTTTTTACTACGGGTGCATTTACGTTTGAATTTGTCATTGTGTTAGCTCCTATGCTACTGATTTACGAAGGTTTAGTTTAGCTTGACGTGCAATTTTACGAGCACGTTTCCACTCATCACGAGTAGATTTCTGTCCATAATTGAACGGTTTTTTCTTAGTCATCTTGATAAAGTTTTGCATCTCGCATCGCATTGAGATTGTCCTTTCTTCGGTTGCGTTTAGCCTTGCCACCTTTCTTAGGCGGCACGACTTGTGGTGATTTACGCTCCTGTAACATAGCCTTTGCCACAGGGTTTCGGTATGTTACAGAAGTCTTTTTAGCCATGTTCAAATCCATATGTTACACATTCTACATGATAATGTGATACCACATCGCCAGTATCCAAGGCACGGTTGGCACGATTACCTGCCACATATTCGCACCATGTATTCCACCAGTATTCACTGCCCTCTTGCTGCGTCAGTTCGACATACTGTTCAACCTTCTTGCGTACTGTAGCGGGCTTCATGCCTGATGGCGGTGTCTTCACAAGGTTAGGTGATATGCCCAACCGCTTGATATTGTGGCTGTCTATACATGCCACATTGAAACCAAGGCACTGAGCTAGGAAGGCAGCTTTGACCATGCCAAGGTTAGGTACAGCCATGAACAGTTGTATGACATCGGCACATGCTTCCACACTGTCATAACCTTTGGTGTCCACTATGTGGTACAGCTTGCCATACAAGAACTCTTTGTTCTCGTTTAGGTACTCATAGCCATCAGCTTTCTTACCCCACAAGCAATCAGCTTGGTAGAAGTCATGTTCTACTTTGACCATACTGCCACGTACTGTGGACAAGCCAGCTTGTATTGTAAGCAGTACAAACAGGCCAGTGTTTACCAAGGCATCTGGGCCACGCCATTTTACGAAAGCTTTGATTTCATTTACATCACGTTGATACATTGTATCGTCCTTTTAAAGTGTCCAACATTGGACGGTTTCAGTAAGCAGGTAAAAGCACACTTGGGTTGTAGACTGGACGGCCTATCTCCACACCATTGATTATGTATAGTGAAAGTTATATATAACTTCCAAGTGTACTTATATCTGCTTACACCCACTCAGCGTGGATGTTAGCTTGCTCAAGCCATCGCATGGCAGTGTCTATGTCAGGAGCACCATGATCCATACAAGCATTGATGCTTGCATCCTCATCAGCACGAGCAAGTTCAAGGTCTTGCTGAACCCACTCTTGATACATCTCAATGGCGCTTTCCATCTGTTCTACAGATAGATCATTGAGGAAACCATGAGGGCGAACACCATGATACTCTTTAAAAGCATCACTGTATGTTTGGCAAAGATCTTGATAGGTCATAATAAACTCCGTTTAAAGTGTCCAACATTGGACGGTTTCAGTTATCTTTAGTATTATACATATGTTATATAACACTTTCACTAAAGTTTCAAGTGTTTATATAACTATGTAATACTACTTGTCAAGTGGCCTTTCACAAATTGTGATAAACCCCAACATTGCAACGGGAACCGCAATGCCTATGAGTATATGCAAGTGACCATTGAGTGATACAACGGCAATGGTCAAATAGGTAAGTAATACAAGTATTACAGACCAAGCAATAGCGAGAATAATTTTCATGATGCATCCTTCCATCCACTATCGTAGATAAGTGTTGGTTCACGTTTCTTTAACTCTTTAGGAGTTAATGTGTTAGCAATCAAAGTGTCCAATGTTGGACGGTTCATATCGTCTGCGAGTTCACAGAACTGTGCCATAGCAGCGTCAAGCTGTGATTGCTCAACGCTGGCTTTGGTGTTAGGTACTTTGTACCTCATGCAGCTACTTGCTGTGAAGGAACAGCAGCCATCAGATCCTCAATGATCTTTTCAAGATCCAAGCCATTGAGTTCAGCTTGAGCAAGGATGGTATTTACCATCACTTTGTGAGTGATACGAGGCTTAGGTGCATCAGCCTTTGGCTGTTCAGTAGGCTCAGACTGTCCAACATTGGACGGTTCACCTTCGCTGGTTTCAGCGTCATCTGCTTTAGCAGCTTTACGCATTGCAGCTTGTAAAGCTGTCAGAGATGAACCTTTAAAGCTTGTAGGCTTCTATGAACTCACGACACTCCTTTTCGTTTTCAACGAACCACAAAGCCTCTGAACGACGACGACGATCAATTTGCTGAATACCATGAGTCCGAAGGACATGTGTTGGTATTTGACCACTATCGGAGCTAGACTGAGCCTTCAACTCTTGTAAGAGTTTACCCAAACGAGTGTCAAAGCCATTGGCTTTAATGGTCTGTTTCAGACTGTTAGTCTGTCTCCAGATTGATCCAAGGGCTTTGCCCTCTTTCACTAAAGCGTCGATGGAAGTTCCTGAAGTTTTAGCTGAGTTTTTCATCGGTTTATCCTTTTATCTATATTCTGTTTATATGAGAGAACCTATATCTCTCACAAATAGTGAGATATAGTTCTCTTTATAAACTAGTAGAATATAGTATAAGTTCTGTCAAGTCGGTTCTTCACATGTGATCCTCTGCGCCTGTCGTTTCCCATGTGACTGCAGTAATTATAAATAATTACGAAGTTCGTGCGCTAAACTCGTGAGGCTAGTTTGGGTTGGGCAAACTGTTGGTGTTGCATAATTACCACAGTATAACTGTGACATGTCCAATGTTGGACACTGTTGGTTAGATAGATTTGTGATGGCACTAACTCTGTTAGAGGATTATATGTGCATCAACTCTGCAACACTCACTGCCATCACAAATCCTATGGTTCACATCATACTTTAGTATGGCAACTGATTGCATAACAGTTGTCTCACCTTTGTAACTCATTGTTTTTGTTAGGGTTCCTCGTATGCTGGTGTAATGTGTGTCACATAATGTGTGCACCAACGACACATGCACCTCATATGCGCTATGTATGTACGACATGCAGGGGTGGGCAGGGGCCATGCGGGGGGTGTACGTTAGTATA